AGTTTACACTTACTTTACTTCAATTGCTGCTTACAACTATTTTGCAAATGGAGGTCAAACTCTTTTAGTATCAAGAGTAGTAACTGGTTCATTTTCAGAAGCATCAACTTCAGGTTCATTAGGTACTCCAATATTAAATGCTGATGGTAATGAAGCTTTCAGATTAAAAACAATTTCTGAAGGTGCACTTCAAAATAGCACATCTTCTCAAGATGCTTTTGGTGCATTAACAAGTGGTTCTGCTGATAATGTTAGATGGCAAATTTCTAACTACGATACTTCATCAGGAACATTTAGTCTATTAATTAGACAAGGTAATGATACAACTACTAATCCTACTGTATTAGAAACTTGGACTAATCTATCAATGGACCCAACAGCTCCTAACTATGTATCTAGAATTATTGGTAACCAATATAGACAATACAATGCTCAAGATAATCAAATTGAAGTAATTGGTGATTATCCAAATAACTCAAGATACGTTTATGTAAGTGATGTATTAACTCCAACTCCATTCTACTTTAACAATGCTGGTGTAGCACAAGCACAATTTACTGGTTCAATTCCTTCAAATGCTAGTGGTTCATTTGGTGGTGCAACAGGTAATTTATTCGTAGGAGTTGCTGATTTCTATAACAATATTGATGTAGCTTCTACAAACATTCAAGGTATTACAGCAAGTGCTTACACTCAAATGATTAATTTGTTAGGTAATGCAGATGACTACAGATATAACATATTATTAACTCCTGGCCTTTCAGCAGCAACTGCTAATTTAGGAGCATCACAAGTAACTACAGCAATTAATAACACACAATTTAGAGGTGATGCTATTTACGTAGTTGATTTAGTACCTTATAGCTCAAGCATTAGTGATGTAACTACTCAAGCAAATGCTAAAAATACTTCATATGCTGCTACTTACTGGCCTTGGGTTCAAACAATTGATCCAGATTCAGCTCAAAGAGTATGGGTACCAGCTTCAACAATGGTAGGTGGTGTTTATGCTTACAATGATAGTGTTTCTGAACCATGGTTTGCCCCAGCAGGTATTAACAGAGGTGGTTTAAGCACAGTAATTAGAGCTGAAAAGAAATTATCTCAAGCTAACCGTGATACTTTATATACAAACAAAGTTAACCCAATTGCAACATTCCCTGGAACAGGAGTTGTAGTATACGGTCAGAAAACATTACAAACTAGAGCATCTGCTCTTGATCGTGTAAATGTTCGTCGTTTGTTAATTCAACTTAAGTCTTACATTTCTCAAGTAGCTCAAAACTTAGTATTCGAACAAAATACTATCGCTACAAGAAACCAATTCTTAAGCCAAGTTAACCCATACTTAGAATCAGTACAACAACGTCAAGGTTTGTATGCTTTCAAAGTAATCATGGATGATAGTAATAACACAGCTGATGTAATTGATAGAAATCAGATGGTAGGTCAAATTTATATCCAACCTACTAAGACTGCAGAATTCATTTACTTGGATTTCAACATCTTACCAACAGGTGCTACTTTCCCAGCATAATTTTTTAAAGATTGAATATTTATAATAAACAAATAGATAAATAAAATGGCAGTATTAGATCCAAACGAAATATTTTTCACCGCCTTTGAACCAAAGCAAACGAATCGCTTTATCATGTACATTGACGGGATCCCAGCATATGAAATTAAAGGTGTTGGTGCTGTAAACTTAACTCAAGGTACTGTTCCTTTGAATCACATTAACGTACAACGTTTTGTGAAAGGAAAAACAACATGGGGTACAATTCAGTTTACATTGTTCGATCCTATCACTCCTTCAGGTGCTCAAGCAGTGATGGAATGGGTTCGTTTACACCACGAATCAGTAACTGGTCGTGATGGTTATTCAGATTTCTATAAGAAAGATTTAACTTTCGATGTATTAGGACCTGTAGGTGATATCGTATCAGAATGGATTATCAAAGGTGCGTTAATTACTGAAGCCAATTTTGGTGATTACAACTGGGATGATGATGGTACTGCAGTAAACCTTACAATGACAGTTCAACCTGATTACTGTGTATTGAACTTCTAATCTAATAAAAGAAAACCAAAAGAGCTCGCAAATTTTTGCGAGCTTCTTTTTTTCTCATATATTTATATACGATAATAAAGTTATTAAAAAATATTTATGGAAGAAAATAAATTTAAGTTCCCAACAGAAGTTGTAGAATTGCCTTCAAAAGGTATATTGTACCCTGAAGGTCATCCTTTAGCAGAAGGAAAAGTAGAAATGAAATACATGACTGCTAGAGAAGAAGATATTTTAACTAACCAAAACTACATTAAACAAGGAATTGTTATTGACAAATTGTTACAATCTATGCTTGTAACTAAATTTGATTACAATGATTTGTTAGTTGGTGATAAAGATGCTGTGATGTTAGCAGCTCGTGTTCTTGGTTATGGTAAAGATTATTCATTTAATTACTACCCAGAATACGGTGATGTTGAAGAAACAGTTAATATAGATTTAACAACAGTTAAAGAAAAATTTCTAAATGAGGAATTAATTAGTGAAAAAGGTAAAAATGAATTTACTTTTAAATTACCTCACACAGGAAATGTAATTACTTTTAAATTATTAACTCATGGTGATGAGCAATCTATTGATAGAGAAATTCAAGGATTGAAAAAACTTGATCCTAAAGGTAATTTTGAAGTTACAACTAGATTCCGTCATATGATTCTTTCAGTAAATGGAGATTATGATAAAAAGACCATTAGAGAATTCATTGACTATGGATTGCTAGCTAAAGATTCTAGAGCATTTAGAGAATATTTTAGTTCAGTTAGTCCTGGTATAGATTTAAAATATCATTATGTATTTGATAATGGTGTAGAGGAGGACATCACTATCCCAATCGGGATTAACTTTTTTTGGCCTGACGCCTGAGTACAGGGGTAATGTATTTACCCAAATTCATGAAATAGTATTCTATGGTCAAGGTGGGTATGATTATAATACAATATATAACATGCCTGTATGGTTAAGAAAATTTACTTATAATAAAATTCTTGAACATTATGACAAAAAGAATAGTCAAAAACAAAATGATGTAGTTGAACAATCTATCAATGCAATGAAATCCGCTGGTGCGGTAGCTAAAAATAAAGTAAATGTTCCAACATATGTTACGAAGGCATCCAAAAAGTGATGCCTTCTAATATTTATAATAAATCTAATTTTTAAAATGGCTGATAATATTCAAGACTTAAAAAAACAGATTCAACAACTAAAAAAAGAAATTCAAAATTTAGGAGGTGAGTCTTTTAAAGACATGAATGCTGCTATCAAAGCTTTTGGTGGTGGTATTAATGGTGCTAGAAAACTTATCTCCGAAATGGAAAAAGATGTTGAGGATTTAAGAGACAGTTTTGGAACCATTTCAGCTACATTAAAAAATATAGTTCAAGATTTAAAAGGAGCTCCAAACCCAGTAAAAGAAACTACTAGAGCTTTTGATAAATTAGAAAGTTTAACTCGTAAAATTAGTGATCATAGAAAAAATGAAGAAATTTTAACGGTTAAACAATTAGTTAATATTAAAAAACAAACAGCTGAAGAAGTTAAACGTTTAAAAGAAAATCAAAAACTTTTAGATAAAAATTCTGACGCATATAGAGAAGTTACAGATGCTTTAAATGAACAAACTGGTTTATTAAAAGATATCAATAAACAAGTCGAAGCTGAATTAAAAACTGAAGAAAAAATTCAGAAAACCTTAGGTCTTACAGGAGCAGCTTTTAAAGGTATAGCAAAAAGCCTTGAACACATAGGAATTGAATCAGAACATTTTGAAAAAATAAATGAAGATTTAAGAGAAGCAGCTAAAACAGGAAGTGGTTTTAGAGTATTAGGTGCTGGTCTTAGAAGTATGGGTTCTTCACTTTTAGAAGCATTCAAAGACCCATTAACTCAGATAACAATGACTGCTAAGGTATTCCATAGCATGATAGAATACGCTAATGAGTTTAATGAAGAAAGTGTTGCTATTCAAAAGAATCTTGGGTTAAGTTTCGAAGCAGCTAATGAAATGAATAAAGAGTTAGAACATATGGCTATCCATATGGGACGAACTCATAAAGATGTTCTTGCTGCTAATAATGAAATTAATAATTTCTTAGGAACTAATGTAATGTTAAGTGAAAAGCAACTAAAAGATCAAGTTGCTTTAACTAAAAATGCTGGTTTAGAAGCTGAAGAAAGAGCAGGTATAATGAAATTTTCATTATTAACTGGCAAATCTCAGGAAAAAATATATAATTCTATTGGAAGACAAAATAAAGGAGTTTTAAATAATAAAAAAGTCCTTTCAGAAGTATTAAAAACATCAGGTCAATTAGCTGCTCAATATAAAAATAATCCTGAATTATTAGGAAAAGCAGTAACTCAAGCTCAAAAACTTGGTATGACCTTAGAACAAACTAAAAATATATCAAGTGCCTTATTAAATTTTGAAGATTCAATTTCAGCTGAATTAGAAGCAGAACTACTTACAGGACAAGATTTAAATTTAGAAAAAGCTAGATATCTAGCTCTTCAAGGAGACTCAGCAGGTGCTGCCGCTGAATTAATGAAAAATTTAGGTCCTAATGGATTAGCTAAATTCCAAAAAATGAATGTTATTCAACAAGAAGCTTATGCTAAAGCTTTGGGTATGAGTGCAGATGAATTAGCTGATTCTTTAGTTAAACAAAAACAACTTGATTCTTTAGATAAACAAGAAGCTTCTGCTTTAAAGAAAAGAATTGAAGAGTTAAAAGCCGCTGGACAAGTTGAAAAAGCAGCAGAATTAGAAAAACAAGTCCTTAAAGGAAAATCTGTAGCTTTAGCTGATCAAGAAATGGCTAATAGTGAAAAAATGGCTGAAACCGCTGAAAGATTAAAACAATCCTTTATGAAGTTTCTAGTAGGACCAGTTACTAAAGCTATGAATTTATTTTCAGGATTTATGGAACAAATTTCTAGCTCTAAACTTTTATCAGGTTTAGCTGGTGGAGCTGGATTAGCAGCTACTGCCTTCGGTTTATTCGTAGTAGGTAGAGGACTTATTAATGCCTTTAAAGGTAAACCTTCAGGTAGAGCAGGAGATCCACTAAATGTTAATATAGTTGGAGGTGGAGGTGGAGGTTATGATGATGGTGGTACTAGTGGTGGATCATCAAGAGGTAGAAGAGGTAGAAAAGGTAGAGCTGGTAGAAAAGGTAGAGCTGGTAGAGCTGGTAGAGGAGGTAGATTTGGTCGTATAGCTAATCTAGCTATGACTGGACTAGGATTAGCATCTATGTTTGGTGGTGACGGTGGTGAAGATATGTCTGGAGAAGATATGGCTTATACTAGTGTAGATGCTGCGGATATGGCTTCTGATATGGCATCATCATCAACTCCTTCATCTTCAAAGACAAAATCAGCAACACCAAGAGCAAGAGATCCAAAAACAGGAAGATTTACAAAAGCAACAAAAGCTGCTAAAGGTGGAAGTTTCTTTGGTAAAGTAGGAAGTTTCTTTGGAGGTATCGGTAAAAAAATCTCAGGTACTTTTGGAGGTGTTAAAAAAATCTTAGGAGGACCAATTGCTAAAGGATTTGGAAAAGCTTTAGGACCTATTTTTGCAGTTATTGAATCAGTAGGAAGTATATCTTCCCTTTTATCAGATGCTAGAGAAAGAAAAGCAGCAGGTGAAAAAGTAGATGCTGGAAAATTAGGAAAAAGTTTAGTTCAAGCAGCTGCTTATCCTATTGCTAATGCGGCAACTGCTTTTATCCCAGGTTTTGGTACAGCTATTAGTATAGCAGATGGTATTTTAGGATCATTTGGAATGTCTCCTATTAAATGGGTTACTGATAATTTAGTTGGTTTAGTTCCTGATAAAGCATTTACTGGGTTAGGTAATATGGCTTTAGGTGAAAAAGCAATGGCTACTGGAGGTATTGTTACTGGCCCTACAAGAGCATTAGTTGGTGAAGCTGGTGCTGAAGCAGTAGTTCCTCTTGATAAATTTTATGCTAAATTAGATGAATTAATTGTAGCTGTTAGACAAGGAGGAAACATATATCTAAATGGTACA